CCCAGTGTCAGATGGGGTCATCGCAAGCTGTGTCCGGTCGCTAAACTGGACAATGTGGCACGCGGGAATCGAACCCGCCTGACTATCACGGTCAGTCCTCATTGCCACGCCTTGCCACAGCTTTATCATCACCATGGCTCGGAGGAAAAACGCGGTGTCTTAGGTTTCTCACCTTTGGCACAATACAATCATATGACGGAATAACAGTTGAAAGGTCTCACAAAGGTCTCATCTCGATTTCAACCAATGGACAAATCTCAGCGAATGCGATTAGTGCTTCTCGTTTTGTTCGATAATACTGTGCTTTTGATAAAAACAGCTTGTCCATTATTTGCTGGTCACTATATCGTTTGGTTAAGTAAGAACTTGTTAGTATAAGCCGATGATTCGCTGAATCCAGAGATTCAATAGCGCCTTCACAGCACGCTATATAGTACAGCTCGTCAGCGTGCGATACGAGCTTTTCCTCGGCTTTGTTGCCATAGCTAGGTGACTTGGGCATGTCGTCCATCACGGGGCTTCTGAGCGCTATTTTGGTGCGTTGAGCGAGCCGCTTGTGATGCCAGTAGTTCCCCAAGACCTCTTTGGCGTTTTCAATTGTTTTATCATGATCAATTGGGCTAAAATATCTCGTTGCTCGCACCACTGCGTCCACTCCTTATGGTATTATTTGGTTGGGTTTGTAGGATAAGCGTGCCTTCGTGGTGCGCTTTTGTTATACTGTTTGTGAAGATGGTGGCTTAAGTTCCATTATTCAAAAGCCATGTATTGCATAAAAGTCCCTGTCTTCCACCCGTCGCTAATCCGGCGGTTTTTTGTTATACTGTCTTCGGAGGCCCACTCCAAATGATTATTACCCTAGGTTCAATTTACACACTGGCCTCCAGAGCGCGTCAACACCCGGCGCGCTTTTTTGATGCTTTAAACATGAGCTTCTGCTATAATGCATGCGGAGGCCAACTCCTAATCTTTAATTTCATTTACTCTCAATCGTACGTCTGGCCTCCAGCGCGCCGCCAATCCGGCGTGCTTTTTTGTGTACTTTCGATATTTGTGTTTGCTATACTGATTAAGGAGGCAGCCTCTATTGTGGCGAAATTCATTACTTACATCTCTTAGCTTAATCTGCCTCCGGCGCGTCCTTCATCAGGCGCGCTTTTTTATTTGCTTTCAGGAGGCCGAATGAGCTCCCATGGATCAATCCCAGCTCCATATGCGATTTTGTCTAAGGTGTTAAGTGAAACACTGCCCTTCCCAGATATTGCATATTCAAGCGTGTTGATGGGTATCCCGATCTCTTTTGCATATTTGGCTTGTGTCATGTTCAGATCGTATATATTCTTCCTAAGGTTTTCGGCCAATGCTCGTTTGCTGTCCAAATTATTCACCTCCTACTTAGTTTTCCAGTTAGCCCACATCCACATTGCAGCACCTGATATTAGCAGCATGACGGCAATCATTGTTTTCCCTCCAATAGCTCCGGATTCTCAAAAATATTGCCGATGACCTCACAATCATGTGTAACATGCCACCGCTTAGGAACGGGGTATTTTTTGCAAAACATGTCCGGATCGTCAGTGATTATGTTTGTCATCATGACGCCATTAGATGGCCATATTGATACCTTGCCAATAATGTCTGCGTCAACGTCCCAGTCTGTGCCAATGAAGCCAAGCGTGACAGGGTCATAGCGATCTCCATACGATCTAACCATGTGGTATTTGACAATATCGCCTTCGTAGATTTTCCGCCCGTTCTTGTCGTGCAATCCGGTATATTGTTCGACAACATACTGATCATTATCCAAGAATCCAGCAAAGCACTCTTCGTCATAACCAGCATCCTCACCATTTTCATCCTTAACGCAGCCGCTAAGCGTGTCATATGCATTCTGCACGTCATACAAGTAACACTCGTAGACCTTATCCCACACTCTGAACTTAATCTCTCGTTTCATTTCTCCGCCTCTATTCTTTTAGTAACCACTTGACTAGCTTTTCACTTGCCGACATGATTAACCACATGACTGTTGCTAATCCAACGAATAATGTGAAGAAAATAAGTGACTTAACTATCCCAATCTCGATGAAAGGCTTAACAAGGAAATCCCAAAGCACATTGGCAAATCCGTAAATGATGATGCCCGTCCAAGACACTAAAATAATATAGGCGATGGTGTGTTTGATCTTTTTCGTCATTTTTCTTCCTCCAATTTCACGATTTCGCCGGTTTCCTCAACGCGCCAGATACCTAGCACCCATGCACGGGCGAAGTCGTTTTGCAACTTGAGCCATTTATCTTTATTTTTATCAGTGTATCCACCCAAAACGCGAAAAGTTTTAGCAACTTCGACTGGTGTAGTCTCATCGCCCAGTGCAAAAGACAAGGAATCATCATTTGCTTTACATTGCTTTATCCAATCGCTTTGGGCTTTCGGAATCACCGGCAGATCATCTGGCAAGGCGTCTTCATAGTCTTTCAGATAGGCTTGTTTGTCTTCGTTAGTAAAATCTTCGCCAATTCCTTCACCGTCCAAGGCAATGTATGCATTTGCTAGTTCTTCGACTAAGTCCTTGAACACGTCCCGCTTCGTCTCATTGCTCAATCTAAGTCGCCCCAATCCCTCGCGGTCATTGCTGCTTCTGCGTCCGCTTCGTCCAACTCCTGCTGATTCAGTTCCTCCTCGCGTTCCAATCTTTTGTCGTGACGATCAATTTCGTCACGAATAATTTTCCTAATCGCCTTAATTTGTGCTGGTGTAAATTCGTTTGTTTTAGTCATCGTCAGTCACCTCTTTAGATTCAGAAATGAACGCATGCATAGGCAAGAACAATTCGTTGCCGTCCTTTAGCCTGACCATATAGCAGTTCCCATCACTGTCAGATGGATCTCTGACGAAGTCAATGCTAACAACGTCACGTTCTGAATGGCGCTCAACTAATTTTCTGTATGAACCGTCATAAACCGTTTTGAAATACGGTTCATCGTACGGGTGCCCGACTTCAATCAACCTTGTTGTCTGGAATATACCGCCATCATTAGGGTCCTCATCGTGATCCATCAAGGATAGGCTTTCTAGCCTGATTATTTTATTTGCCATCGTCAGTCACCTCTTCTTTCTCGCAGTCTTGCAAGCCGTAATGCTCGATTTCTGTTTCGGTGAACTGGAATAATTCTTTGCTCATATTGGAATCAATGTCTTTTGCTGGAAACGGCTTCCAATCATTGCGAGGCCCTAGCTTGGATGCGCTAGAATACTTCTGAAAATGCCAGCCTTCTGCATACGGCACCTTGACGTTGTATTTCTTCTCGTTTGCCACGGTGTAGCCGTTGACAAATGCCTCCATCAGCAGGCTTTCCTCGCCATTATATTCATCAGTACGGGCAGAAATATAGGTTGCTGAGATGTCACTTACACGCGCTTTTTCAACGATTTCGGCTTGTTCCTTGGTCAGCACTACCTTTTCAGGTTCCTCAACGAATGTGACAACGTGGCCGCCATGCTTTTCCGTCCATGCAAGCGCAACAGCACTGCTTCTTACAGCGGTTCCTACCTGACTGTCCCACCAAGGTGCCCTACGCTCAATAGTCAAGTATTTGCCTTCATCGTTCTTTACCGCGTACAGTTTTTCTTCGCTCATTTTTCTTCCTCTTTTCCGTATATCCAGTCAACCAGTTCCATCACTTTATGCTTGTTTTCTTCTGTAATGAACAGCCCTCTGGCTCGCATACCGGCTTCAAAGCGGCTAGGCTGTTTCGTTTTACTATTCTTGAATGGAATCAGCTTGTAGTCTCGTCCATCAAGCATGACGCCTACGACCTTGCCAGTTTTCTTGCTGACGTAGATGTCATCGAACGTGTCGTCTCCTGCTTTCATTGGTCGGCCTCCTTAATCGATTTCTTCGACTTCAACTCTCGGGTTAGCTTTGTCAATAAAGAACCGATCTCGCAGTTCTACAATGTGATCCCAATTATCGTTTTCTAAAAATTTAGCCTTTTGCATGCCGTCGAAGATAAACTTGTGCTGAAACGCGATGTTGTCCGGGTCTGTTCGCCTGTCATACCAGTACCAGTCGAAACTTAGGGGTTTTCCCCATTGAAATTTCACGCCCTGATTCATCGCTTTTCTCAAAGCCAACATTACCGTTTCCGTTGCTTGTTTCTTGACTTTTGCTCCGCCGAACATGTTGCCTCGTTCAACCTTGATGTACTGGTTAAGAGTCATGAGGGGCAATGGAATAATAATCCTGTTCACGCTGGCTTCACGTCCTTCAGATAGTATTGACGTTGCTTGCCATCAACCATCTCAACCGTTGTGATTAGCTCTTTGGGTGCCTTGCCATCAAAAGCAACTGGCTTGTTGATGTCTTGACTTGCACCTCTGGCGTTGTATCGCTCGATTCTGATGATTCGTGCCACACCGCCGAGATCACGCACGCCCATGAATACTCGATCAGGCACCACAACCAGATCACCGACGTTCACTGTTGATTTAATTGCTTGCATTTAGAATGCCTCTTGTTTAATGCTCGGTTTCATTGAAAAATCTAGTGTTGCGAAATGCTTAGCTAGCCACAATAAACGCAGCAAGCTCCCCGATACGCCACCGTCAGCACAGATACTCTCTGACGCTTCGCAAATCATGCGCGTATCAGTGTGAATAACAGCGCCTAAAAGTACGATAATGTCTTGCCACTGTGCTTCGGTAACGTCTAGGTAGCCTTGATCATAATCGCTTTCAATGTCAGCTATCGTTTGATTCAAGGACGCTTCGTAGGCCAGCAAATGCTTGTCCAAATGCTGCAAAGCTCTATTTGTCATTTCTTCTGCTGTCACGATTTTTTCCCCCTTACGTCCGTTAACTTTTCAAAGTTCAATGTGCAGTCTTTTGATTTTGGAATAATTCGGCTGATTAGTTTGCTGTTGTACATATGCTCGAGCTCGCTCATCTCGTTGTTCGTTGTGATAATTGTTGATAGACGAGGACTGTTGCTCTCAAAATCAAGGCGAGCATTAGCAACTCGGTACATCAGCTCTTGCATGTCACGTCTAACCGGTTTGATGTCGAGTTTCATGCCGCCTTCTGTCCCGAAGTCGTCCAACAACAGCACGTCAGCCTCTTTCATTGCGCGCTCAATGCCCGCTAAACGCTGGCGAACGTCTGGTGCATCGTATTGCAAGCTCATTAGGTTACTCAGCTCTGCTGTTGAAATAAACAGCCCTGACTGGCCTTCATCTCGTAGACTCGTCAGCATCGCTAAGGCCAAGGACGTTTTACCCGTTCCACGAGGGCCAAACAAAATCACGTTTTCAGGTGTTTCTTGCATTTGCTTAGTCAGCTTGTATGCTTGGTTTCCCAGATCTCTTGATTTCTGCAAATCTGTCTGCATTTCAGGCTGCCATTTGTCGAACGTAAACTTAGCTGGAACGTCACCCGGGAAGACTGAGTAGCGATAAATGGCACGTGCCTTTTTACGGTTCAGAGTGGCCATAGAGCGTTCGTAGAAGCGGTGTTCGATCTCGGCCTGAGTTGGCAGCGTATTAACGTCAATTCCACGCTTATCAATGATTTTTTGCACGTCCGCATGTGTGAATAGGCCTTTAGTCGACTCCATATCCCCAGTTCTCCTTTACTTCTTTGCGGTCTGTTTGCTTCTCAGGCGTCTTAGTATCGTATTCGTTTCGCCAACCATGACCGGTGAACCAGTTACCAGCGGTCGTTACAAAGCCTTCTTGCTTGTTGTTTAGCTTGATATAGGCTTTGTATTCAGCAATCTTCGCCAGCACCTGATCCTTAGTCGTTTCACCAGATTCAACGGCCTGTACATAAGCTTCCTGAGATTTAGCATAGTTGCCTTGTTTCTTTGGGTAGGCTGGCCACACTTCAGTTGCAAACTCTTCGGGCAGGCTCAACACACTCCCGTCCCCCTTGGGGGATTTAGGGGGTGTTTCTTTTGTATTGTTTTGTAATGTAGTGTCATGTAATGTGCTATCTTCTGCTATAGGCTTGCCATTGCTTTGCTTTAGGTCTGCTATAGCGGTGCTATGGTTCTGCCATCTTTTCTTTGCACCACGTTTCCCTGCTTCAGCTTTTTTGCTAGCCATTTTGGTGACGTCTGATGCCCAATTGTTCACATCCTCGGAGTACATACACTCACCGTTTTCGGTGAAGGCAAATAACCCGTAGTCTGAGACAACCGACTTGATTAGTCCGGCGTCAATGTGCAAGCGATACCCGAGTACGTTGAATTCTAGGGGTAATTGATGTGTTGGCTCTTTTGCCAATGCCTCAATTAGTGCCCAGTACGCACCGTAACCGGCTATACCTTGCTCCATCATCATCTTGGCTATATTTTGCTGATCGCGAGTATTTAATGGATGCGGCATCCAATCTGCTGCCAAGCGATCACCTCCGTTTTAATGGGCCTCACACCCATCCGTATGGTTACGCCATATCGTCTAAGGTTTTTAAAATGGAAGATCGTCATCGCTAATGTCAACGGGTTTACCGGAACCGCCAGCAAATGGATCAGGAGTAGTTTGTTGCTGCTTTGGCTGAGAAAACGGCGTTACATTGCTTTGCTGATTCGGTGTAGATTGTTTCGCGCGCTTTACAGTTGGCTCATGTGTCATTGCAACCTGAGACTTCATAAAATTTTTGACTTTTGGATAGCTTTTTCCATTACTGTTCGCTTCAAGATCAATCTTTACACGTATAGGCTTTCCAAGCATTTGCTCTGCCCAATTTTCGATAGTGCCAAAATCATACTTATCTTGAAATGCTCCGGTTGCGTTAGTCAGTGCATTTGTTCGCCAGCGTGAGTTAGGAACATCAACAAAATTGTCAAAGCGAATTTCCGATCCTGCCCCCGCCTGCTCAATGTCATCTCGTACTCGATAGTTCATGACTATCATTTTGTTACCAGTTGTCCTTGCCGGGGTCACGTCGTATGCATATGGATAAACCTCGTATTCACCATTCTTTAGTGGTTCCATTCCTGTGTTGCTTGCGTCGTATACAAATCCCATGATTAAGCCTCCTGCTTTTCTTTTTTAGACCATGCCATTAAGTGCTTGTAGCCATTTTTAAGTTCGTCAAACGTCCATTCTGATAGGTCTTTTTTACCGATCTGGTTTTTTAATTGTTCAGCCGCTTCAGCAAGGTCTGGTCGATCGGATACAAGCTTCAAGAATGCGGCTTGTGCCTTAACTTTGCGTTGAACATTAATATCAACACCTTGTTCAGCCCAAGCGTAAATTTTGTGACCTACGTTACGATCAAGCTGAATGGCAGTATCAAAAATAGAAGAATTGTCTTTCATCGCCTGAGCAATATGATTTTGGTAAATTTGAAAAGTGATTGCGAACTCATATTCCAAACCATCTTTTTGATCTGGTTTTAATCCAACCTTCTCAACCTGCACCTTGCCTGTATCACTTCTAGTGACCTCAACACCTTGCTTACTACGAACGGTGGCAATTACATGAACATCGCTGTCTGTTAGCATATGCAGCACTTTCTTTTGATCAGGCGATACTTTCTTCCAATCCCCAATAGATCCGCCGAACTGATTCACTTTGTCTAAGATGCCACCTTCGCCGGACCAAACACTACTTAACGAGTCAACAATGATAACCTCAACATGATTGTCCTTGAACAACTTGAAGGCCTCTTCATACCTATCAGCGGTAAAGGGCGGTTCCAGTTCAATTTGAAGAAATTGACCAATGGTGGCGCCGTCGTGCTCTGTGTTGACATACAAGCTAGATCGATTGTGTTCCGTCTCAATCATGCCAACCTTTTCCCACTGTTGTGCTTCGACCATATCAGGAAACATCGATTCAACGATTCCTTTTGCAATAAGCAAAGCACTCAACGTCTTGCCAGCGCCTGATGCTCCCATTAGCATGATGGGAACCTTGATCTTGGATCGCTCAGCTTTTTTAATTTTCATGACAGCGCCTCCGTCATTTGAATTGGCTTAATGTGTGGTGTTTCAGTTCCTGCCGGATCGACATGCATGCCAGGAATCGGTTGGCCATCTTCATCAATGACCTTGTCACCCGCCACAGTTACTTGCTTCTTAAGTTCTGACACAAGGACTTTTTCGGTTCGCTTGATGACTTGGGTTTGTTCAGATTCGTTCCAATTAGATTTAATGAAATTTAAAACCTGTGTTTCATCGGAAATTGCTGGTGTTGCCTTACGTTTAACCGTGAAGCTGACCTTGCCATATGGTGTGTCAAGCTTGTATTTGGGGTCATGCTTCCGATTGTTCGCAACATAGGCAAGCACTTCATGCTCAAGATAATTGCGTCGTGACTGACGAGCCTCAAGTGAGTGTTGAAGCCATTCGTTGAGTTGGTCGATGTTGGCTTGCACCACCTTCCGAGCTTCGGCATCTTCCTTGTTCAATTCACCTAACTTGCGCATTGCCCAAGTAGCTGATCCTAGATCGTGAACAGTATGCGTTTGGGCTTCCCCAAACTGTTTGATCTCGTCTAATGCCTTGCTATATTCGTCTTCTAGGGCCGGATTCAAAACCGGTGCTGTTTCTGTTGTATTCATCATGATTTTTCCTCCTGATCATCAGCAGCAATCGCTACACCACTAAGCTCTTCCAAGGTGTATTTACGAATCTCTTTTGGATCATCTTTGATGTTGTCACCCTCGGGGCCAACATTGGTGATGACACTTTCACCAAAAGGAATTGGTTTTCCGCTCCAATCAAGCATGGTCATCGACCGCCTTCCGTGATAAACTTAAGTTATAATTTAATGTGCTAAGTTTTTGACTTCCCGTAGTTGGCGCTACGGGATTTTTTTGTGCGCATTTGTTGAGCATTCGTTGACTAAGCTCGAACATCCAAAGCCAACCGCTATCTCCGTGGCTCTTGTAAATCACGTTCTCGGCTTGATCATGAATGTCTTGCCAATATGCCTTCGTATCACGCATAGTTCTTCCTCCTAACGTGTCCATTGTTTCCAGCCTCCTATTGCTGTGGCGCCGATCATGATACCAACCAGAGCCACAAGCAGATACTTCCAAAAGGCTGATGTTGGGTCGAACAGCACTGACATGATTGCTTCTAGCATTTGTTAGGCCTCCTACAAGTTGTTTAGATAATCCTCAATCTCTGAAAGCTTGAATGTCCCTCGTTCTCTCGGATCATTGGTCATATAGTGCAATTGTGGGAAATCAGTCTGTTGTCTCATCCTTCTCCACTTAGCACTGAATGGCGTGACGTCAAACATGTGAGCGGCCTCTGTCTGAGTAATAAAAGTACGCTTGTGCTCTCGTTGCTTCATATCCTGCATTTTTGTTACCCTCCAAACGTTTGATTAAATTTGTCAATGAACGGCTGTGGATCAATGCCGCCATATTCAGCAAGTTCAATTAATTCGGTTTGTTCTGAAGCAATCTCTTCAACCAATTCCTTAAACCCCGTTGTGACAGTCTCTTGTTGCTGTCGAGTTCGCTTTTCCTCTGGAACCTTGATTGCATTCTTGAAGTCAGTCCAGATTGCTTTTCTTTCAGACTCCTCTTGATCTGCCGTAGTCGTAGCAGCGAAAACATCTTCATTGATTCGTGGATTGTTCATGAACGAAATGGTTCCAAAGTCTGCTCTGGCTGAAGAAAGTCCTAAGCGCACTCCCTTCAAAAGTGACCACAACGATTTTTTCTTCTCGTGATCAACGCTCCGCTGACCTAACGCATATTTGCCAATTGAACTCTCAGACAAGAATGACTTCCTGCTTATGGATCGCTTGCTCAATCCAGAAGTTTCAATTGCAAGCGATAACTGTCGCGGATATTTTTCGTCTGCCATGTGACGCCTTCTTTCGTCTATTTTTTTAGGTGCCTTATACAACGCCTAGATTGATAATTAAGCTGTAGCAAGGTAATCAATCATTTCGTTCCTCGCACGTTCCCTTTCAGCACTGATTGCCATTTCGAGCATGTCATCGTCCATGGTTTCCCAAAAAGCTTTGGGCTTATCATCGCGGTAGCTCATCAGTGCTTCGATCATTTGCTCTCGATCCATGTGGCTCACCTCCTTAACTTGAAAACTGAATATTGTGTGATTGCCTCCCGCCGAGTGCGATAATTGCTTTGAAGGGAGGTGATATATATGAAACTGTCAATTCTTGGTATGCAGACTCTTGAGTATGCATTGAAGACTAGCTTCGAGAATCCAGTACGCCCATGGTACAAGTCGAATGACGGACTGTTTGCGCCCGCTTTCTTTAGACAAGGACCAACAGGTGATCTAATTGCATGGACCGCATCGAGAAAAGGATTTCCTGCATCGCAGCGTCAATTTACAGAAAGATTTTCACCCGTAATTTTTGACTGGTTTGTCCATGATTTCTACGATCCAGATGACCCAAGCAAATCATTACCAGACGATAGTCAAACTCTTTTAAAGGTAGTAAAGACCAGTCTTTTACCAAGCTTGGAATCGGCCGAAGCTTCTTTAGTGCAGACTTCAGTTGGGCAGACTTACCAATACCCAATCTCGTATCTAACGATGTCCATCAAATACGAGAACGGATTGCTTCTTGAAGCTGTTGAACTGACTAATGATGAATATGAGCTTGTGGGATTTGAACGAAGTTAGATTCATATTTCAGTTGGTTATAGGCATCTTGAAGGCTTGCGTATGCTTCCTCATACGTCATGCCTTCTTTTTTAATCAGATTCACAATTTTCACTGCAACTGGATGAGGCTTAATGCCAAACAGGGCTTCTGAACTCTTTGGCCTTGGAAAATCAGATAGGTAGTTTTGACGTTCTATTTCCTTTTTGTTGATCTGTTTCATTTGACTGCCTCCTCCCGCTGGGCGGGAATGTGTTTATCAAGGTTTACATTTTCGCTACCAAAAATAGCATCAACGCTATGACCCAAAATTTCAGAAATTCTCAACGTAATTGAAGTCGCCGGATCCTTTGTTTTTCCTGTTTCAATATTGGATATGGTTAAGCGAGTGACCCCAACTTGCTTTGCTAGTTCTAACTGAGACATCTCTTTTTCTCGGCGATAATGACGCAAGCTGTTGCTCATGTCTGTTCCTCCCTTCTTGCTTATGAATTAATAATATACCGAGGTATACACGCTGTCAACCAATATATACATAAAATCAAAAGTTTTTTTGTATAGTTAGATATACAATAATCACAAGGAGGTTTAGTCATGTCAGAATTAGGCGATTATTTGCGCCAGCTGCGCGGTACCATGTCGCTTCGTGAAGCCTCCCAACGTTCACACGGGAGAATCAGCCATGCGGCAATAGCTCAAGCCGAAAAAGGTATTAATAGTCATGGCAAGCCATTCACGCCATCTGCTGAAACATTAAAAGAGTTCGCAAAACTTTACAATGTCAGCACTACTAAATTGATGAAAATGGCTGGCTACATTGAAAAGTCAAGCGATCTTCCTAGCAATGCTATTCCCGTATCAAGCGAAGTTGCTGACCAACCAGTAATGGTTTATGGAGAAATTCAAGCCGGCGTTGCCAAGTGGGCTAAACAAGATATTATCGGTCAGATAAATGTTACTAAGAGCTTTGCTAAAAGATACGGAGCAAAGAACCTATTCGCGCTTAAAGTTGACGGCGAATCCATGAATCGAGAAATTCCCAACGGATATACAGCGGTATTCTCGAAAGATTTAGAACCAGAAAGCGGTGATATAGTTGCCGTTATGATCGACTCAGAAAGTGCTACCATAAAGCGATTTAGAGAAACGTCATTGGCGGTGATGTTTGAGCCATCATCATGGGACCCATCTTTTAAACCATATGTATTCCCCAAAGACGGGATTCAAGATTTCAAAATCATTGGGAAGTTTTTATACGCAACAAGCGAGTGCATTTAGATTGGAGGATGTTAAATGTTTTGGGTGTGGCTGATCCTTGCGCTTTTAGCTATTGGTATAGTTTTTGCCTTCATAAAATTCCTGTTTGCTATTTGGTTTGTTATCGTGCCTATCCTTCTTGTGATCGCCGGCATATTTATCACTGCAAGATTTAACCTGTTCACTTCAAAATCACGTGGAAAATCCATTGCTCTCTGGGCAATTGTGTCAGCCATTTCTATAGCGTTATTCACATTTGGAATCTATAATTCATCAACTGCTACGACCAAAAGCAAGCCGGAACAAACAGCCAGTTCTTCCAAAATAAAGATATCTGAAATTAAAAGTAGCAGTATTAGCGAATCAACTGAAGAGGAATCAGCTTCTAGTTCTGGCAAAGATGAGTCACAGTTGAAGCTAGGAATGACAAAGGAAGAAATAGTCAACTTACTTGGAGAACCAGACTCAAAAAGCGACTTTTCGTGGTCGTATGGTGGGAAAGATATTTACTTCAATGATTATGAACACTTAAGTGGCGGAAACATGGGAAATCTTGTTGATCAAGTTTTAGCCAGCGGAAGAAAGTCACGTGCTTCAGCTTCTAATGAAACCAACACACAGAAATCATTTGCTCAGTCCTTTGGTCAAAAGGCAGTTGACCGTCTACAAAAGATGCCTACCGTCTATAAAAGCACACAGCTCGATGCTACTACCATGGAATACATGTGGAACTCCGAACATGGCATAATGATTCGTCTTGATACCACTGACAGAATGACAAACGTATATCTCTACGACAGCAATGCTGATTATGGGAAGGGACGTCTGCTGTATAGCGGCAGAACCATATTTACGAGCCCAAAAGTCTACAATTTCTACAATTGATCATTATCAGTCCAAATACTGACGACTATAAAAGCTGAATATTTTGGAGGAAATCAAAATGGCAAAAAAAGTAATGGGTGCTGATGGTAAGCAATATAAGGTAAAGAAGCCTTTTTACAAGCGCGTTTGGTTTTGGATATTAGTTATTGTTGTGGTAGCAGCAATTGGCGGTGGCCTCAATAATAAGGGAAAATCAAGCAGCGAATCCACGGAAAAAACGGCAGTTAGCAAAACGGATAAATCATCTTCAAGTACAGCCTCATCTTCGGAACCGGAAGATAAAGTGTATAAAGTTGGTGAAGTTGCAAGCTATAAAGGCTATGAAATTAAGGTAAATAATGTCAAATTCGACCAAGGCGATGACATTAACACTCCGGATTCAGGTAAGCAATATGTAATCGCAAATATCACAATCACAAACAACACCGACAAGTCACAAGATTATAACCCCTTCTTTTTCAAATTAAATGCCGATGGTAACAAAACCGATTTCAGCGAGATTACCACAAATGTTGAAGATACGCTTCATTCAGGCTCTTTAGATAAAGGTGCTACAGTTACGGGTAATCTTGTAGGACAAGCAAAAACAGATGCTAAGTCATTACAGCTTCAATATCAGCCATCATTTTGGAATGACAAGTCAATCAAGATAGATCTGAAATAGTGTTTATTTCCCCGAGCAATTGGTAGAAGCCAAACGGCTTGGGGCTTTTGTTGGGCACAAAAATAGCCCCGGTAGCGAGGGTTTAAGGAGAGTTGATATTATGACAGGTACGAATCCGATTCCAGATGAGACGACAAACGCTTTATTAAAGCCCGCTGCGGCATCTCTAGGCGAAGCTGCTGGAACAGTTCTTACATCTGGTTTCAATTTAATACTTAACCCACTACGTAAGTTTAATATTAGAAAAGAGCAAGAAATAACAGATTATGCTACGAGAATTAGGGACCATATTGAGACGATACCAGAAGAAAATAGGGATGGATCAAAAGTCAATTTTGTTCTTAAGGCGGTTGATGACTCCAAATTCAGGCTTAATGAGCAGGAAATGCGTGAAGCATTTGCTCGCTTGATCGCCAAAGGATTAGACAATCGTGTGAACAGTACTTTTTACCCAGAATATGCGAACATTCTTTCGAATATGTCCGTAGAAGAAGCTTCTCTAATACGTGAAATAAATAGCAACTATGCGTCTCAAGTACCATGCATTACGTTGATCGCAAGACAACCGTCTGGCAGCAACCGTGATGTTTTAGCTACAGCATATTTATTCGATAACAACGAAGATGGTTCAGGGAAACTAGATGTACCAATAAATCTGCTTGAGCATTCAGGTATAATCAAGATAAAAGAGAACTCTTGGCTCACTGATGATCACTATAAAAAGAAGTATGAAGCGTACGAATCAAGGTGGAGAACAATTGGCGAAGCTCCCCAAAAGTTGGGTTTTGCAGATAATGAAACCTTAGACTTTCGGAAATCGTTTGTGGCCTTTTCTGATTTTGGCAAATCATTTGTGAAATTTATTGTTTAATCTAATTTTATTGTCGATTCGATTTTCCATGATTGCAAGTTCTTTAACCAACCCGGTTGTGTAAATCCGCAGGGCGATTACAACGACAATAAGACTGACGATCAGAGCAACAAGAATTAATGTGAAAAGCACAGTGTCACCTTCTTTGTTTGGGTCTAGTATTAAATGCTATTCACCTAATTATAGCAAAGATGAATTGTATTCACCATGAACAGCTAATATCCTCGCCACCCGCATCAAATTAATAGTTAAGACAGGAGTCTTACTTATGGCAAATTCAACGATCAGGCAGGCCGATATACTGTTACGAGAGTGTACCGTTATGCAGGTAGCTACGCTTGATATCGATACCGGTTTTCCTAATATAGTTTCGCTGACACCACTTAAATCACACCGATCGCTTAAAGAAATCCTTTTTTACACTGATCGCGACACTACTACCATTCACAACGTCCTAGAGAAGCCTGTGGTGGCTGTTTACTGTTTCAATGAGCTACACCACTCATCGTTGCTATTGCGTGCAAAGGCCGTTGTATTGACCGCTGAGGAGGCCTTGCCAAGCTTTACGGAAAACCTCAATTCTTTTCAAAAATCGTTACAGTATGATCGACCCGTCATCATCCGTTGCAACCCACTAACCGTCAAGATTAGATACAACAATGACATCGAGTTCAGCAAGCTAAACGAAATCTAAGCTCAGTTCTTGGAGATGCGCTTATGAATGGTCCAGTTACATTAAGTGAGGCACACTTCATTGGCCTCATCATTGTTCTCATAGGCGTCTACTTCGCCCTATTTGGCCACAGGCATCATTGGGTACATTGGCTAATTGACCCTGATAAGCCCGGCAGCAACCTCTGGTGGGCAGCCGTTTTTATCATTATCGGTGCGCTCATGATGATGGTCAGAAAGATGCAATAATGGGCAACTGTTAAACAGAAATAGCCCCGGTAGCAAGGCATGGAGGTTTATATTATGACAGCAAAAGTTATTAGCTTTATCAATATGAAGGGTGGCGTAGGAAAAACAACCCTTTGCGTTGGAGTTTCAGAATTCATGGCACATTTTAAGTCAAAAAAAATTTTGTTAATAGATTTGGACCCACAATTCAATGCCACTCAAACTTTGATGGATATGTATGACTTAACTGACCAATATATGAATGATATCCGTTTTAATAAGACTATTCGCTTGCTCTTCGAAGAAACTCATTCCGTATCAGAGCGACCTGTGTTACCAAAACCAGACAAAGTAATTCTCCATCTAGACACTTCCGATGTTATCGATGGTGAGTTAGACATCATTTGTGGTTCTATTGACCTAATTAAGGATGATGATTCGCGCAAATCCAAGTATAAAAGAGTCCGAAAATTTTTAAGAGAACAAGGTCTCCTCAAACACTACGATTATATTTTTATCGACTGTCCTCCAACTATTTCATTTTATACAGATGCAGCTTTGTACGCATCCGATTACTACATTGTACCGACTCGAATTGACAGATACTCAATCTTAGGTATCAATCTTCTTAAAACCGTCATTGAACAAGCAAAGTTTGACGATGACTTGTCAATAGAACCTCTTGGGCTCATATACACCAATTACCCCACCAACAATATACCTGCCCCAAAACAGCAAGAAATATTAGATGTATTAGAAGAAAACAAAGATGTTCTTGAAATCGGTGTTTTTAGAAATAAATTTCACTACTTAGAACATTTAATGACCGGAAAGTCTGGTAACATTGCCTCAAAATATGTAAAATCTAAGAAGGATATAGAAAAGATATCCGTCGAAATCGAAAGTAAAGTCCACTGAAAGGAGTTTAGTACAAATGGTAAAACATCTAACACTGGCTCAGTTTCAGAACTTGCCTTCCTTTGCAGCTGATCAGTATGTACTGGGTTACGCGGCGATGATTATTGAAAGGTTTAAACACAATCCAGATATTCGGCCCTTTCTAGAGAACACTTTTGAGTTGACGTATAAAGATTACGTTTTCAAATCAAAAACACTAGTTATTTCAAGAGTTTTACGCGATTTAAATAAATCTCTCGGAAATCAAACTCTCTCAGCAGAACAAGTTTATTCTTCATTGAATAATTTTACTTCAAATAAAAAAAGTAAAGATTTGCTTTCGGAAAAACAAGAGTATGCGATCCCACGGACTTCAGCAAAAAAGAAATCAAATTCCAATGACAAACTAAGCAAGTGGTTGCAAGGACTTTAAAACGATGGAATTCAAACATAGCATTGAAGTTGATATAACTCGTTCAGTTGACTTAGTTCTTGATAGAATTAGTGATAAGAACTCTGCAAAGCCATTTCTCACACTTTGTCACAGTAACATTATTGCAAATATAATATTTATTAAATATATTTGGTATTCGCGGGAAAAATATAAGTTTGCAGATAATTTGATTTCTGATCTACTCAATGCTTACTGTGCTCTTGCTAACGCAGACTCAAGAATTTTCTACTTTTATCTACGTTCATCCATTGAGAACTTCTATAAATCATCCACCATTGCTGACGATTCTACTCAGATCAGTTACTACAAAGCAGAAAAAAATTTCGGACAGTTAACTGGTAGTTCATTTAACTTTATTTGGCAGTTCAAGTTTATAAAATTTCAGTATAGTCAATTTAGCGACTCGGTTCATTCAAACCCCAAAACTAATCGATCGAAAACGGACGAATACATTGAGGACTCTTTAAACAAGAATGACTTTTCTTCTCCTGCAATATTAATGTCTTCATCGTATGATTTAATGAACTTACTTCATGTGTATGCCGATTTTTACCTAAGAATGCCAAATTTCGAACCACGTGAAGATTCCTTTTATCGACATAAGGATTGGCTAAACTATTTTTTGGAATTGCTTAATTGATTCTTACCTTTTTCCAATAGAACAAATTCTTTAGTCCCAATTATGGGGCTTTTATTTTAATGGCAAAACGAACATACGTTTGAATTTATGTACAAATCAATCAACTTAATAGACAAATTGGAGGTATTATCATGCCAAAATGGACACCATACAAACGCCATCCCGGGGTGTATGAATACCAAACCAAGAAGGGAAAAAGGTTTGGAGTCAGACGAACCTATGATGATGCTATGGGAGAAAGAAAAGAGTTCTCAAAATCCGGTTTCATCCATTGGCAAGATGCTGATATTGAGATCAAACGGTTTGAGGCAAAACTTGTCAGCGGTGAAGTATCGGGATCTTTGGCTAACAGAATGACCATTGATCAATATTACCAGCAAATGGCAAAACGAAAAATGAAAATGGGTATCTGGCGTGAATCAACAGCAAGAGCGAACGGAAACTTCTATTCAAAGTATCTTAAGCCGGCATTTGGCAAAACACCTCTACAAGATGTATCAAGAGCCAAATATCAGCGTTTTCTCGATGAGTTATCACAATCAGGTCTAGCGTTAACAACTGTCCATACTATTGATGCTGTCATGAAGAGCATCATGAATGCTGCTGAATTTGAGGATGTCATCGACAAAAATCGGCTTCGAGGTATGCAGATCAATGGGAAAGCCCCTCGAAATAAGGATTTAGAACCACATTCATTTGAGCTGTGGCTAAATGCAGCAAAGACGAATCTGGATAAGTACGAAATGGCCTTGATCATCACTGCAACGCTCGGGCTTCGCCGCGGAGAAGTGATGGGACTTCGAAACGAGTCCATCAAAATATCCCACGATCAAATCAACGATGCCGATGTCGCGCAAATATCGATTGACATGCAACGCAACACAAATGAACTTAATGGCGGCCCACTCAAGACCAAATCATCGTACAGAACCATATGGGCATTTGGCAAAACCGTTGATCATTTGAAGTACGCAATGATTACGGCTGATAATCTAAGGCAAAGGAACAATATTCAAGCTGAGAAACATTGGCTGTGGCTTAACAATGATGGTAACCCGTTGCACCCCACCCATCTCAATCGATTGATGCGGAGAGTAAGCAATAGGTCCGGCGTTGAAGTGTACCCACATTTGCTCAGGCATTATTTTGCAACACAAGCGATTGCTGCCAACAAACCACAAATTGATGTCATGCACTATCTCGGACATAAGAATCTTCAAATGACAGCAGACTACACCCGTTCAACAAAAGCCGCTAGTCTAAATGTTTTTAATAGTATTGATAAGTTTCTTTAA